GGCAAAACTCGCATGCTCGAGCCAGATGCGATCCTGCATGAGTGGATGAAGACACTCAAAACCCTAGAAAATGGATCGGGCTTCGAGCAAGAAGTATTCCAGTTCGATTCTCGTCAGCTGGAGAAGTGGGGTCCGCAAGGCGGTATCGCTCCTATCAAGGAGCTGATGGATGAGGTCGTCTTACCGACGTTTGAGCAACGTTCGGTACCGGAAGCTTTCTCCTCTTCCGAATGGTCTCAAGCCAAAGATATTGTTACTCGCAAGCTGCTTAGCGCAGGATGCAAGTCTTTACGCCCCGCACCCTACAAACGCGTAGTTGATGACATGCGCGCTCGAGATACTCTCGAATCAAATTCAGGTTGGCCTCTATTCACCCGGAGGAATAAACCTGAAGTCATCGCACGGTCTATCGAGGAGGCCGAGAACGGGCTATGGAAAACCTATCCTGCCATAGCACTGTTTAGGAACTATAATCGCAAAACTCGATTGGTTTGGATGTTTCCAATGAGTGCGAACCTCGTGGAAGGCTCCTTCTTCCAGCCTCTGCAGTCGATTCTAATGAAATCGTCTGAGGCGAAACAGTTCCTAAGCCCGTGGACTGGATTTCAGCAAGTTAGAGAGTTGATCTCTAAGAGTTATCATCAGAACTACGCTATTGCGGCTTCTGATTTTAGCTCAACAGATGCGCACTTTCAGCTGAGATCGTCGATGGAAGTCTATGATGTACTGGCACCATGCTTCCAGCCACGATATCGTGCGTCTCTGAAGGAGTCGATCCAGTACATGCACCACATTCCCTTAGTGGTTAGCGCCGACACTAAGATCGAGGGTGAACATGGCGTGTCCAGCGGCTCGAACTGGACTAACTTTGTAGAGACTATATTTGACTGGGTCTTCGCAGAATATGTTAGTCTCTCTGGGCAGCCCTACTCTGGGCTGTACGCCATTGGCGATGATATGAGCTGGGTGGTGCCGCTCAATCGCTTCGATGACAATTTCTCCAAGGCACTGGAAGAACTTGGAGAGAAAGTTGGACAGGTCGTTAAAGCAGAGAAGACGACTAATGACCGTGACAAAGTCAAGTCGCTGCAGCGGTTATTTCAGCGCGGGTACTTCCAGGAGAACACCGAGATGGTGCGAGCAGTTTATCCAACCGTTCGGGCTCTGAAGTCGCTCGTTTATCCCGAGAGGATGCACCGCAAATCTCAGTGGTCTCGAGACATGGCAGCTATGCGTGCTGTTATGATTCTCGAAAATTGTTGTGACCACCCCTTGTTTGTCGAGTTTGTCAAATTCGTTGCTCAAGGAGACCCGCATCTCCTTGAATTTGCGCATTATTCGACAAAGTCGCTTGAAGCGGCATCCCGGAAGTCAAAACTTGTGCCGGGCTTGAATACGACGTATAACCAGGAGCGTCGTGATTCAAAGATTTCAGATTTCGAGACATTAAAGGTTCTTCGTTCAATCTGAACACGAG